CCTTTACACAAGTACTACGTACCCGTCGTCACCGTAGCGGCTTCAACAGGGTTCTTAGAGATATCAACTAGGACAACATGCGCTCGAAAACGCCATGCCGTAGTCTTACTTGAACCACCGTCAATCACTAGAAGGTCTAGCGTATCAGCGGAAGTTACCAAACAAGAATCAGTACCTTGAGCGCCAAAGAAGTTGATAGCAGTAGTGCCGTTTGAAGCACCACCATCAACACATACATCAACATCTCCACCGGTAATACCTACGTCAAACGTAATTTGACCATTACCAGAAGCCTCAAGATTTTCGATTGCCCCACCAACAATCATAGTATCAGCAGGAAGATCAATCAATTGAACAATATCACCCTGTTCCAGATCAGTATTATCTACTGCATCATAAACAGGCGATGTGATAACGTAGGCTTTAGCAGCATGAGAAGGGTGACCAACCGTACCGCCGCCCGTATGCGTAGCATTATAAGTAGCCATAATTCAGTCCTCCCTTACGTGTTCAAATCAACGACGCCCTGAAGGACGCCCTTGTAGCCACTGCCGGAACCACGAAGAACCTTACGGCCAAAGACGTGGAGACCACGTACAATGTCAGCAAAGCTATCAGGGTCACGGATGACTTCGGTTTTTGCAATGTGCGAAGCGGTGCAGACTGCACTCATATGACCAGCAAGGCAAGTAGTCTCGCCACTGGTCGCAGATGGGCCAAACGTAAACGTAGCAGCCGTACCGGCAGAGCCAGTCTGGATGACGTTAGTTTGGTACAACGTGAAACCATGAATCTTACGAGCAGTGACAGCACCGTTCATCAAAGCTGACATGTTCTCGCCAGTAACACTAGCGTCCATCAACTTAGCATCGGCCTGTTTCAGAATCTCGTAGAATCCAGAGTTAGCAACGAACCAACGATTCTCTTGCGGTACATCGTTCGCATCAAGCTGTTGAGCCATACGAGCGAGATAGTTGGCGCATTCATTACCTGTATTACAGGAAATAGCAGCACTAGCCGCACCAGTATCAGTGGTCGCAGTGCCTTGAACAGCACTGTCGTTGATCTCTTTTAGAATGTTATAATCAAAAGCCTTCTTCAACGAGTACGCACCCGAAGAAGTTGCTAGTGATTCCCAATTAACATGGCTCTGACGTTCTTCAATATCGTCAACCTTAAAAGCAAAGTAATTGCCCTGATCAACGGTCAAGGTAATTTCAGTGTCAGTGAGGTCTTGGGTATTAACGACAGCACCACGAGTGTATGAAGATACAGAAACCGTTGGTTCCTTAATAATCTTCACAGTGTCGCCATAGTTCTCGATTTCTCCCGAATAGTCGGTATTTGTAATTGCTTCAGCAACCGACGCCCTACGGAAGAATTTGAGAACTTTCTGGCTGAATATAGACGGGTTCCATTTACCACCTGATAAATTGTCATAACCCGCCGAAGTTCCTACAGACATGTGTCTCTCCTTTGCGGTTAAATTATTCTTCCCTCCCGTGAAGCTTTAACGATTTCGTTTTCTAATTGTTCGAACTCGTGTGGCTTCAACTTGGAGATTTCAGCGTTTGTCCAAATCCTTACATCTTCTCTGTCTGCTACCGAAATAGCTTTTTGAGTTTTAGTTACAGCAGTTGCTGCACTTTTTGAAGGTTTAGACTTCTTTCGATTGACGGTGCCAGAATCAAGTTTATACAAGTCGATTATACGAGCAGCCCATTGTGAATCAGTTCTATTTTTATAGATACCATTTGAAATAGTTTCAGGTTGTTCTTCTAACCATCCTAAAAATTCTGGATCAGTTTTTAGATCAAGAAAATCGGGATGTATAGCTAACAACTCTGCTTCAGACGTTTTATAACGAGCTTCTTCTTCTCTTTGATTTAAAACAGAAATTCGTTTTTCTAGTTCTTCTGATTTAGCTTCTGCTTGAAGCCTAGAAACAGTTTCAACTACACCATAAACTTCAGGATACTCTTGCTTAAATTCTTCAATCTCTTCAAGAGATTTAGGCATTTCTGAGAGAACTGCACTTTGTTCAGCTAAACGAGATTTAGCTTCGATAAGTTCTCTTTCCTGTGTCCATTCGTTTTTTTGACGATCATGATAACTTTTTAGATCGGCATAACGCTTTTTCCAGTTATGGTCTTGTTCCTTAGAAAGCATTCCTTCTTGTTTCTGAGTATTTTCAATTTCTGAAAGGTCAGAAAGGTCCGGTTCAGGTTCCTCATCAGCGTCTAAAAGACTTTTTCGATATTCTCCACTATAAGGGGTAGGCTCAAATTCTTCTTCAACTTTTTCTTCATCAATCATAATACCTCACTTGGGGCCAAAGCGATAACTTTGGGTAGCCACTTTTGGTTCACTAGCAGGGGCCAATTGGGTATCCTGCTCCTTTTAAATCACAGTCCG